AAAAAGAAGAAGAAGAAGAAAAAGAAGAAGAAGAAACACAATTAATAAATACTGATGAAGGGGTTGATTTCGAAAGTGTTGTTGATTTTTGGAATCAGTTGTTTAATTGCCAGTTACGATTGACGGATAAGAAGCGATCACAGATCCGGGCAAGGTTGAAGTCATTCAGCAAACAAGAAATCGGCATCGCATTAAAGAACCGCGTCGATGATCCGTGGTTGAATAGCATCGAAGGTCAAAGGCATTTACATAATTGGGATAGTTTTTGGCGTAACGATGAAAAGGTGGAGTATTATTTAAATCAAAAAGAAAAAGTGAGGGCGATATATGATTAAGGCAGACATTCAAGGGACGCGCGTTCCAGTCCGATTCAAGCAAGATTTGGACGAATTCATGGTCGATGCGGGTATGAATTTCATATTCAAAGGCATGAATCCAAGGGAACGTGGCCAATACGTAACCAAAGTGTTTAATGATTTAGTTATTTTTAACCCATATTGTCCGAACAATTCGGATTTAGATCTTATGATGAAAGACTTTTATCACGCTGTTAAGTACGGTTTCACAGATTTCAAAGACAAAAGCGTTGTTGGTTTAATCCAAGCGTTCAATAATTGGATTACACAACCAATGGTAAGGGCAAAGCACGTTGTCGTCCGGGAAGCCAAGCGTTTAGATAACAACGAAGGGCGAAAATTGGCCGATTATGATGATGATGAATTGATCAATTTGATGGCCACAATTGCCAAGATCAAGTGGGACGGCCCATATGTTGACAAAGTGTTTCAAGAAGCGTTCAAGCGCGGAATAAAAACAAAACAATAAAACAACAAGGGGAACAAGGATGGAGTACACACGATATGCCGACAATTTTTTGGGTTGGCGACATGAAGTTTCATCGATGGATACAGTACATACGTTGCACATATCGGACATACATTTCGATTCGTTGCATTGCGATGTTGAGTTGTTGAAAAAGCATTTGGACGAGATCAAACGAAAGAATGGCCATGTGTACATATACGGCGATGTCTTTGATGTGATGGGGTGTTATGGCGATCCGAGGTCAAAATTTCAAGATGTCAATCCGAAATACTTTGATCGCGGTGAGTATTTGAATTTGGTTGTTGAGGATGCCGTGAATTTTTTCACGCCGTATGTCAAGAACATTCGGATGATCAGCGAAGGCAATCACGAATCGGAAATACGCAAACGCCGGGACGTGGATATTTTGTCATGGTTTGTGCGGTCGCTGAATGATCAGGGCGGAAACATTGCGAAGGGGTTTTATTCCGGGTGGAATGAGTTGATCTTTGAGAACAACACAAAAACATCGGCATTGTTGACGCATTATCATCACGGCAAGGGGGGGAATGCCAAACGATCCAAGGGGATATTGAATGCCCAGTTGGACACGATGGAAAATCCGGATTGTGATTTTGTTTTTCGAGGACACACGCACCAAAAGTTTCACGATCCATCAAATGTTAAATACCGGGTGAATTTGACGAACAAAAAGATCAGAAAAAAGACAACGCATTATGTTCAAACCGGATCATACAAAGACGGTACGGGAATGGGCATTGGCGGATGGGAAGTGCAAAAGGGATTTATGCCATCGAGGTTGGGCGGGTGGTTCATCGATTTCAACGTTTTGATTAAGGGCGGGTTCATCAAAGTAAGTCCGCAGGTTTACGAAGCGTATTGAGTTATCTTGAAAGTGAACAAGGGTAAATGAGCAAAAAAATGACGCGTATTTGTAAACCAATGGTTTACCTATGAAGAAAAAAACACTAAAACAAGTTGGAATTACCGAGGATGGCACGGCCGTTGTCAGCGGTGTGTTTCATTTGTTCGCATCGCAGGGCATCCCATTGTCCATGGTGATGATGATGATGCGTGATAATGACATGGTGCCATCCGGCGTTCACCTATATGACGACGCGGTAAAGAATGGATGGAATGACAAAACGATATTCAGGAGGTTTGAAGAAGCCTATTCAGACAGTTACGGATATGAGTTTTGGAAAGGCGTCAAAGAAAGGTTGATGATATATTCGCAGAAAGCACCGAAATGATGTGTGCATTGCAAATCGAACATTGAATATCAAATATGCAGGGATTTGATAAACAAAAAGATTTGAAGATCACCAGTGAGCCACAAATCGACGTTGAAGCCATTGCCATTGAGATGGGGTTGATTCAAGTGTCGGATGATGACACTATCGAGGGCCATGTTGATAAGGTTATCGAGCAACATCCGGTTGAGGTGGCACGGTATAAAGAAGGCAAAACCGGATTGTTTGGTTTTTTCATGGGGCAAGTCATGAAGGCATCCGGGGGAAAAGCAAATCCGGAAGTAATAAAAACACAGTTGCAACAAAAACTTGAGATCACAAATTGTGAGCCTAAAACATGACAAAGTTGATCCGAAAGTAAGTTGATACATTGACGGTATGTAATCCGCACAAAGCATAACATTCACGGAATGCACTATTCAACAAACACTTATGACGGATTATGTTGATCATACAAAACAACAAGAACCAGTTGGTTTAAAATGTGCGACAAGTCCCAAATATCGACTAAAAATGGGACGAAAGGTGATGTACATAATTTTGTACAAAAAACAGACGATATGATTAAGACAGTTGACATAAAAGACATCAAGCCCAATACACGAAACCCGAGGTAGATCGATGAAAAAGAATTCAAAGCGTTGGTTGAATCCATCAAATCTTTTCCGGAAATGTTGGACGCACGGCCCATTGTCGTGGATAAAGATCTACGCATTGGAAAATGGAACTTGGTATTTACAAGCCCACCATACAATCAGGGAGGGATGAAGGGGGACTTGTTACACACGAAGGGACTGGGAGTAGGCAAGAAGAAGGCTTCAATGTATAGGGATAAAAATGCAGATAAAAGAACGAGCGAAGAATACTACAAGTTTTGTCAAGACATATTCTTAACATCTTATTTACATAGGAGCAATGAACATTCGTTTGTCTGGAATGTTGCATATAATTCAAACTCGAGGGATGATTATGGAAAGATTGTGTTTTCAGATGACAATCCCTTTACAGTCAAGGAGACGATTATATGGGATAAAACAAACTCAATCAATCTACCACATGTGGGTATTTACAGCAGGAGGTGTGAGTTTCTTTTTGTGATGAGTGATTATGACAAATACAGAACAAGCCAAGAGTATAATGATTGGAGGTGGAACTATTACCAGATTAAATCTGCTGGGAGTCAGGTAACTGGAACAGACATTGAGCATAGAGCGACATATCCAGTAGAATTAGCTTCAAGAGTTATCAAAGACTTTTCAATTACAGATGACTGGGTATACGACCCATTTATGGGAAGCGGAACAACGATGGTCGCCTCGCACCAACTAAATCGCAAATGCTATGGAATGGAACTTGACCCATTGTATTGTCAAATGATAATTGACAGAATGCGTAAATTAGACCCTACGCTTGAAATAAAGAGAAACGGTCAACCATACGGAACAGCCGAAATACAGCCGTGAGTAACAATAATCCAATACCGGGAAACAAGCCATTCCCCAAAGGTGTAAGTGGCAATCCAAAAGGTCGTCCGAAAGGATCACGCAACCGGTCAACGATCGTGCGTGAATGGTTGGATGCAAAGGACAAAGTCAAGAATCCCATCACCGGCGAGGTCGAGGAAATGACGGTCGAGGATATGTTGACATTGGCCGTGATCGTCAAAGCCCGGAAAGGGGATGTATCAGCATACAAAGCGTTGTTGGATTCAGCGTATGGCCAAGCCAAACAAGAAGTCGAAAGCACCGGGTCATCCGAGGTCATAACACGCATTCGATTCACCGATGATTGAAATCGATGTTCCCGTTTCGGGAAAGTTTAGGTCGTTGTTCAATACCGATAAACGGTATATTTATTTGCACGGTGGCCGGGGGTCGGGCAAGTCATTCGCCGTTGCGTTGTTTGTTGCCGGGTTGTCATATCAGCCAAGGAACAAAATCCTTTTCACACGGTACACGGTAACATCAGCATCCAAATCAATCATCCCGGAGTTCGTCGAGAAATTGGAGTTGTGTCAAGTCATCGATGATTTTCACATCACACGGGACACGATCACCAACAAAAAGACGGGCGTCGAAATCATATTCAGCGGGATCAAGACATCGAGCGGAAACCAAACGGCCAATTTGAAATCGTTGCAGGGGATCACAACATGGATATATGAAGAGTTCGAAGAGCATCCGGACGAAAATTCATTCGATCAGATCGATTTATCCGTCCGCCAAAAGGACATTCAAAACCGGATCGTCTTAATATCGAATGCATTGCATAAGGATTCGTGGCAGTACAAACGATTCTTTGAGGATCCAAGGGACACGGAGCATATATACACAACCTATTTGGACAACATCAAGAATCTTAATGATCAATTCCTATCCATTGCCGAGCATACAAAGCAAACGAATTTGGTCAAATACAATCGAAACTTTTTGGGTCATCACTATGAGAATGACGATGACGCATTGTGGACATGGGATATTATCAAAAGGGACAAATTAACCGTCGATGACATGGATCGTGTGGTGGTGGCCATCGATCCGGCCGTTACATCCAATAAGGAATCCGATGAAACCGGGATTGTCGTTGTGGGTCGCAAGGGCGATAAAGGATATGTGTTTGACGACAGATCCGGAGTATATACGCCGTCGGCATGGGCAAACACGGCGGTGGCACTTTACAACCAGTACAAGGCCGATCGGATTGTTGGTGAGGTCAACAACGGGGGCGATATGATCGAAGCCATTTTACGCCAAGCCCATAATAACGTATCTTACAAATCAGTACGTGCAACCAAAGGGAAACAAGCAAGGGCGGAACCGGTGGTTTCATTGTACGAACAAGGATTAATATTTCACATCGACAATTTCCCCGAATTGGAATTGCAAATGACAACATGGAATCCAACGGCCAAGAAATCACCGGATAGGATTGATGCGTTGGTTTGGGGGTTAACTGAATTAATGTTTAAAGGGAATAAAGGATGGGTTATTTAGATTGGTTAAGACGGCCAAACATCAACCGAGCCGTCAAGGATCAAAACGCAGTATGGGACAAAGAGAAAGCCAATAAGCTGTATGACGCCATTCTTAATATGACAGCCAATGGCCAAGCGTTACTTAATGAAGATAACTTGCGCGAGTATGTCAACCGTGGCTATCTATACAATCCGGATTTGTACGCCATCATTAATTTGATAACCAATTCCGCAAGGGGTATCGATTGGGTATTATACGAGGTCGAGGATGAACAAAAGTTCCGCAAATACAAGCGGTTGCCAAGCGAAGCCAAAGAGTTCCAGTTGGAAAAGGTCGCCAATTTAAAGCACGGCGCCATGACGGAGGTTCACGATCATTCGAATCAGTTGTTCCGATTGCTTAAAAAACCAAACGAATTGCAAGGATGGGGCGAGTTCATCGAGAATCTTTTGGGGTTCAAGTTGATCACGGGCAATGCATTTGTGCATGGGGTGATGTTAGAGAATGGGGTGAATGCCGGTTTGGTCAATGAGATGTGGGTGATGCCGTCGCAGTATATGCGCATTCATGCATCCGGCAACATGGAGCATGTCATTCAAGGATATGAATTGGAGTTGTCGAATCTAAAAACCAAGTTCACGCCGGATGAGGTCATGCACTTGAAATATTGGAATCCGGATTACGACGGTGACGGATCGCATTTGTATGGGTTGTCGCCGTTACGATCAGCATCCCGGGTGGTTCGTCAATCGAATGATGCATACACGGCGCAGTCGTCGTTGTTACAGAATTCCGGAGCCATGGGAATATTGTCGGTCGATGCCGATGAAATGACAAAGGAACAAGCCGAACAATTACAGTACGATTATCAACGCAAATACGGTGGCCCGGACAAACGCGGAAAGATTATCGTCGCCGGAGCCAAGATGAATTGGCAACAAATCGGTTTATCCCCAGTCGATTTGGACATCATCGAATCACAAAAGATGTCGTTGCGTGATCTTTGCAATGTTTACAATATCAATTCTGCATTGCTTAATGATCCGGACAACAAGGTATATAACAACGTCAAAGAAGCCCGAAAGTCGTTGTATTATGAGAAAGTAATTCCGGAAATGGATGTGTTGCGGGATGAATTGAACCGTTGGTTGACGGCGCGTTACAATGAAAAGAACGGGACGCGATATTATATCGATTATGATTTGGAAGGCATCCCGGCATTGCAAGTTGATTTGGGTGCGGTCGTCGAGCAAATACAAAACGCATGGTGGTTGACGGGCAATGAGAAACGTTCGGCCATGGGGTACGATAACGATCCGGCCATGGATCAATACTTTATCCCGGCGGGTCTTATGCCAACGGCGACATTGGATGAGGATGAATTGAACAAAGACATCGGAGGTTATTCAGTCAAAGAAACATTCAATGATTATCCCAAGTCCGCATCGGATTTGGCACGACGTGCGTTGGAGTTCAAAAAAGAGAATCCCAATGATTGCGCGACCGCCGTCGGGTTGAAACGCGCCAATGACATTTCAGATCGTCGGCCCCTTTCGTACGAAACGGTTGTTCGCGTTTACTCATATTTATCAAGGGCAAAGACATACGATACGGGATCATTCACCGATGCCGACGGTAATCCGGTGTGTGGTTCCATTTCGTATGCATATTGGGGCGGTGATTCCATGTTACGATGGGCATCCAAAACAATCGAAGAGATCGAAGGCAATGCCGACGCCGAAACCGAATGAAGGCCGGGACGCATTTCTTGATCGTTGCATCCCCATAGTTATTTCCGAAGGTCGTGATCCGGATCAAGCGGTCGCGATTTGTTTGGCCTATTATGACGGGGACGACGATTCAGCGGATCCGATGGATTTATCGGATCGGAAGGCGTTGTGGTATGCACTTGATCGCAAGGCCCGGACGTTCGATGACAAATATATCCGCAAGATCCGGAAGGCGTTTCGCGAGGATTTAGACTATTTAGACAAGGCATCGAGTATCGCCCAATTGAAAGATCGGCCGTCTATGGCCAAATTTGGAAGCGAGTTGAAGGAATTATATTTCGATGTGGGCGAATCTTTCGCAAAACAAGGGTACAACCAATTTCGAAAGCAAAAAAACGCGCCGGATTTCCGCAATTTCATCCGTGATTTTTATGAAGAGCGTGGCATCGAGACGACAAAACAAGTCGTGGACACATTGCACAACGACATTATCCGAGATGTGGTAAATGCTCAATCCGGAGGTCAATCATTCGATGACATCAAGAAAGTGATCATCGCAAAGTATTTGGCCAAGGGTGTCGGGGAAACCGCAAGTCAAGTCGATTGGCGTGTCAAGCGTGTTGTCCGAACGGAAGTCCATGCCGTATCGAATTATTCACAACAACGAGGTGTCGAGCAAACCGGAATCCCGTATCACAAAGAATGGATCAGCGTTCCGGATATGCGACGTCGATCAGCCCATGGCCAAGCCGACGGGCAAAAGGTACCGTTGGATGAGCCGTATTATGTCGGCGGTGAGAATGTCCAGTTCCCCGGGGATGGGTCGGCAAGAAACTCGGTGAATTGTCGATGCCGTGAAGCGTACATCCAATCAGAGGAGGTTGTTGTTGAGGGTGAATTGCCATC